GAAATGCCATTTTTAATTATTTCTATAGAGGCAAAAAGTGTAGTACTTTGGTAGTTGGTAGAAAAAATATCCAGCAACATATCGAAGGTGACAGATACGCTTTCATCTCCTGTAAGATCTGGCGTTAAGTTAACTTCATAGTAAAAGAACTCTGTCATTTCCATACCATCATCGCTCTCATCTCCACCTCTTTCTGTCTCCACAAGAGTAAGTGTTGAATCCGAAACCCTTATCACGTTTACTTCATCAAAGGCACTTAGGCCATTACTATCTGTAACCGTGATCCTAAACGTATAGTAGTCTAGAGATAGCTGGTCTACTTCAGTCTGCAAATTGCCTGGTGTATATATATTAGCATTGCCATTTGCAGATACTTGTTCCCATTGTATAATTTCTATAGTACCAGAAGGAGCATTGGCCACCGCACTTAAAAAGGAAACGCTGTCATTTACTCCAATTATAATATCTGGTCCAGCATCTACAAATGGTGGAATCAATTCTGAATTTGCTCCTTGATAAAGCATTTCATTTGCTATAAATTCTGAAGTATTATCGTCTGGCATCCATGTGCAATTGCTTAGAGTAAAATATCTTTGCTCATCGTTGTACTGAATTTTGAGAATATCGTTATACTTTAAAGGTGAGTCTGTAGCACCTTCAAAACTGAAGTGTGGCGTTTCATAAATCTTCTTTTCTATTTCGCCCACTATCTGGCCAAAACGTTTGTCCTCCACTACAAAAATAGCATCGGACCAGCTGGTGATTTCATTACGTGATCTCGTTTCTTCTTTATACCTAGAGTAATTTATAAAAATATGGCCATCGGTTAAAGATTGATTCACTTCTATAGCTGCAGATTCCCCATCTTCATAATTGAATATAATGTTAGGATCATTTAGGATTTCTCCAGTTAAAACATTAGGCCCGTTAACATGAAATATTTTATTTTCTGAAAACCTAAGTCTATAAGCCATCACTGCAGCCTGTAATAAGACTATGGCGTAAGTAATACCGTCCTTTACAGTGTAGTATTTTACAGGTAAGAAAAATCTATTCGCTTCATTATTACCGACCAATTCCCTAGTCCTCTCAAGATAAAACGCCTCTGTAAATAGTGTAGGATCATCACCAAATCTCAAATCTATTTCAGAAATATTAGATCCTAGTTCACCATTTTCTATAATGTAGATTTCATCTTGTATTTCTGGCACCACTTCAATACTTAATTCCTTAAATATACTGCCTGGATAGTATGAAGAATTAAAGCCTGAAAAAGGCTTATAGAATTTAAGATCTAATAGACCATCTTCTTCAGGTTTTATAATAAGCTCTACAGAAGCTTCACCGTTTTCAAACTTTAGATACGCCTGGTCATTTTGACTTACATTAAGATTGGTAACAATCACTTCACCATTTAGCTTTACTTCGTAGACTTGACTTTTGGACCATAAGGTAAAATCGACCCCTGCTAAATCTTCATCAGAAAGAGTATCATAAATTAAGCTTTTGATTTTAAGCTTTATTTTTATTGTTGAATTCTTCTTTACAAAAAGTTTTTCTCTAAGTGTTATAAATTTACTAGTGTCTAATTCTGCATCAATCCCTCCTGTGTACACTAAATAGAATTCAGGTGGTGATATGTTAATGTCTTCACTATCAGCTGAAACAAATTTATAATTCCAATTTTTTGGTCGCCATAAAGCATCAACTTGACCTCTGTAAATTACCCAGGGTACTTCATTTTCTTGTATAATATCTTCAGGAAACTGAAGTTGATTACGTTCGTATGTCACAACAGCTTCTCTTATAGAGGGTACCATTCTTACACTAGGATCTGCGAGTAATGGTATTTGCTTTACGGTTCTTTCGAAATCTTCATCTCTTAAAAAATTAGCTTCTAGATCGAACACCTGGTAGCTCACATTTATCAATTGTCTCTTATTAAAACCTTCAATAAACCATTTCCCCTGGCACTGGTAAACTTGGCAACGCATAGACTCCAGTAAATCTTTAAGAAGTTTGTAGGCATTATCTTTGTTGATATCCCAAAGCATTGTATCTACTAGGATTTTAGACCAGTCGGGCTCATTTATATTGATGAGAGCAGGGGAGAAGTAAAGTTCTAGATCTATCTTCGTAAGTTTTAAAATAGCGCAAAGCACTTCAATAACCGTTTTTTCTTCATTGTAAAAGTCAGGAGAAAGCTTAAGTCCTTTAAGCAATCCTAGACCGTCTACTGCAGAAAAATTAACGTAAAATATACCACGTCTATACGGTTCTTCGTAAGATTCTGGGAGCAAGTAGCCTTGCCAAACGATTTCTTGAGTAGTCGATATTCTTTTGGTGACCAGCCATTTGTTTTCATCTGCTGTAAATAGCTCAATAAAGGCAGCATCTTTTGCCTCTGTAGCCTCTAGAGTAAAATTAAGCTCACTACCCACAATAGGCTGTGTCTTAGAGTCACCACCAAGCCAGTTAAGCTCAATCGCATCACGCTCTGCATAATGCAAGATGAGATCATCTTCCACATTATCAACATCCTGTATGTGTATTTCGTAATTAGCCACGTCTATTTCTATAATTGGTTGCTCTTGCGTTCTGCAAGATGATGTCCTGTCCTTTTATTTTTCCTTCTACTTGTATGGATCTCATATCCCCACCAACACTGTCACCTAACATAGATTTTAGCTTATCCAACGGAGCGATTACTTCTGGATTTGACCGAGCTCCGGCATATTCACCAACCAAAGCATTTACAGGTCCGCTGACTATACCACCATCTGCAAAAGCTTCACGATTACTACCACCACTTTCTGCAATATTTGCAGCTGCAGATTTTGCTATGGTTCCCAGAGCAACTAATGCAATACCAGCAACCAAAGCAGGACCAGGATTGAGATTTTCTAATGCTTTTTTAATTCCTTCGACTGCTAAACCTATGCTTATAGCTAGTTTACCTAATCTTATAGCTACGTTTCCAAAAGTCTCTAACATTAAACCTAGCAAAGCTTGTATACCTACATTACCAGTAGCAATGTTACCAATAATGTTACCAAAGCCTTCAGCAAAACCTTGTCCAGCTTCTGCCATTATTTCCCTAGCTCTTATGTTAAACAGGGCTAAGTTTTCATTTATCTTAGTTGTCTCTTGATCTATTATATCACCATCTGCTCTAAGTTGTGAACCTATCCCAGTAGACATTAATCCACGAGACTGTAATGTGCTTGCACTTTGCACCTGAGGTTGTCCACCAGAACCTTGACCAGAGGCCTGCTCAGAATCTTTGACGTTATCGACAGTAACATCTGCATACAATTCTAGTTTCTTACGACCAGCGATGTTGTCTATAGAATCGCTAATGCTTTCCTGCAGACCGACTTTAAAGTTATCTACATCATTACTGAGTTGACCTAAAGTCTTTTTAAAGTTCTTTTGTGTTTTAGCTAGATTCTTATCCAAAATCTCAGGCAGTTGTGAGAAGTTTGCAGTGATGATGGCCTTAAAAGCTTGACCAAAACTAGAAAAGACTATTTTAGTCTGTCTCCACCATCCCGATATAAGCGTTCCCAAGCCATTAAAGACTAGCTTTGCTGCCTGGAATAAGATTTTAAACTGTAGTGCTATTGCTTCTACACCCACACGTACAATGACAGATTCATTATATAGATCTATAAAGTAATTTGCAATGTCCAGTACCGTTTTCTTAATTGGTTCCCAGTGCTTATAAATAGCTACTCCTACAGCGACTATAGCTGCAACAATTGCCAGAATAGGAGCAGACAGCGCACCAAAGGCAGCAATCAAACCGGGTATAACGGTGGTCATTAAAAAGCCTAAAGCTGTGAGTATAGGACCAACAGCTGCCAAAAGACCGCCAACAACCAGAATTACCTCTTTAATGGCTGGAGACAGCTCATTAAACTTATTGACCAGCATCGTTACAAAATTAATAACTCGATTTACTATCGGTTGAACTAGCTTAGCCAAATCTGCAATAGCTAACTGAAAGTTAAGTTGTGCTTTTCTAGCTTTTGTAACATCCTTATTATTTTCTCGGTATTTCTTATTAACTTCTTCTAGTCCTGTAGAAGCCAACGTATTTAAGACATAAGCCTGTTCTTTACCTGCTTTTACAGATTCTGCTAGACCAGCATTAAATTCATCCAGATTAACTCCAGATCGTTCTAGAAGTTCAGAAAAAGGTCCAATAGCTTTGCCCGTGGCCAGTGTTTCCTGTAGCCCATCCGCAATACCTTCAAACTTAAGCGTATCCGAGAATTTTACAGCTGCACCAGAAATATTATTTAAAGCTCTGCTTAAGCTTTCGCCTTTAAACCCAGCAGCCAGTAAATTAGATAGACCCTCTACAGAAGAATCGGTTTCCCCAGTTATGGCCTGAGCTTCCAAAAGTTGCTCACGCATAAAACCAATGCCTTCACCAGCAAGCATAGCATTAGTCTCTAGTCGACCAAGATCAGATCTTAGTTCTTCAGTACCTTTTGTAACTAAAGCCAAACCAGCTACAATAGGAGCAGTAAAGTTCATAGACATGTTACTGCCTATTTTAGAAAGCTTTGCGCCAGTTTTTTTCATAGAACGCTGAGCATTCTGCATCTGTGACGAAAACTGCTTTAAGTCAGCATTAAATCGTATAGAAATCTTAGCTAAACTGCTCATGGACTGCGTTTCAGTATCTCCCAAAAGTAGAAGAACAGCTCATTTTTATACTCCAACATTGTTCACTTTAAAGCACAAAAAAAACCCCTCGTAAAAGGGGCTTTTCCTAACAAACAAAAAAGAAAACAAACTAACCATGAAAATAAAATTTAATCACTTTCCTTTTTTCTTATCAATCTGTGACCAATAGTCTTTTGGTGTTTTAGCTGTAATGGTTTTGGGTTGTAAATCCCATTTCAGTGGGTACATTTCTTTAAGAGATTTCTTTTTATACTTTTTTTCCAGATGTGGAGTGAGCACGGTTACTACCAGTTCCCGATGCATCTCCCAGCGTTCTCTTACCTGCGTTTCTTCATACCGTTCAAATCCTTTTATTTTGTTTGCAAAGGCTCTAGGAGTTGTCTGATAAAATTCATCCTCAGACATTTGTAATATACCCAGCGCAATTTCTTCCAGTTCATCCCAGGTTATTTCTTTTTGGCTTTTGTTCTGGGAGGTTTCTTCTGGCTCACCTTTTTTTTTCCGTTTTCTGCTCCAGGAATAGA